CGCGACCTCACCCTTACCAAGGGACAGTACATTGCTTATAACTATCGGATTACGTTGACGTTTTCTCATTCTAACCTCATCAGTGTGTCACGAATGTGTTCATCTGAAACGGATGCGTATCGAAGCACCATCCGTTCAGATGACCAACCCCCTAGTTTCATTAGGGTTGGGATCGATGCGCCCTTCATTGCAAGCTGGCTTGCCCAATGGTGCCGCCAATCATGTATGGTAAAGTCTGATATGCCTGCTTTTCTGCAGGCTCTAATGTGCAAACCTTTAATGCTATCGCCATGTGAGTATGGATCACCTTTGCTGTTGGTGAATATATATTCGTGGTTGTGTTGATTGGATAGCATAGCCTCTTTTGCACGCGGATGTATTGGTACAATTCTGCGTTTGCCTGATTTAGATTTATCTATGATGATCGTGTCCATGTCGAAATTGACATGCTGCCACTTGAGGTAAAGTGCTTCTGATTTGCGGAAGCCTTGATAGCAAAGCGTAATAAAGAATGGCTTAATAAATTGTGGGTAAGCATCGAGTAAATCTGTCTGCTGCTGTTTGGTTAAGAAACGTATCCTGTCATTTGCTTCTTTAAGTTTAGGTATTTGAACTGGCGCAGATACATGGTTTGCTATGGCGACCAGCGTTGCTCTGACGCGATTGATGTGTGAAGGTTTACAATCACCAAGGCTAGTGCGAACAAATTTATACCATGCATCTGCATCGATCTCCGATATCGGGGTTGATTTGAAATGGCCGACCAGCGTTTTTATATTGTACCAGTCGGTCATGCTTTTGTTGTTGAACCAAAGTTCTGCAGCTTCCGGCAATGGCATCAAAGTTACCTTGCCTTGCAGATCATTAAGAACACGTTGCTCTATTATTCGGCAGACATCATCGGCTTTGCCCTTTTGGGTTTGGCCGGTAGACTGTCGGACTCTAACAGTTTTGCCTGCAAACGATACGCTCCCACTGATGTGGTAGTATTTTCCACGTTTGTATGTGCGTAACATTGGGTCAGGCTATCCTTTAGATTTTGCAACTGCCTGTCATCCATTGAACAGGCGTGACCAATACGCATAAACTCAAGCTTGTTATCTTTGATATGCTTCTTGAGAGTACGCGTATTGATGCCAAACATTTCACCTATTGAATCAAAATGGTATATCATCTGCAACAACTGCTTGTTGTGGTGCAGGTGATGGGGCAGGCGCAGCCCTACCATTTGATGATTGCTTGGCTTCGCGCTTGAGTGACAAGAACTTAACACCCTTGTCCGACTCAGAACGCCACGCAGCTATGCGCATGTCGCCATCCATCGGGCCAGAGTAGGCTGGTTGTTTGTTCTCATCTGTTGCATCTTCATTAAGATACAACACACCAGCACGTTGATAGACAACAAACACATCACGGCCTTGCTTGTCAGTATCAGTGACAAGAGCCAGACCTTTCTTGCCGTCACCATCCATGTCGATGCTGCCGGTAAGAACAAGGCGTTGCTGATCCATTGGGGGGAACACTGCCCCCCGATTGGTGTTATCGTATTCCAATTAGAATTCTCCTACGGCTACGTTATTGTTAGGCTTGATAGTTTGCACCGGACGTTTTGGTGCGACTGAAGCAGCATTGCCATCGTCATCTTCTGACGGCAAACCAAACGCAGCTTGTAAGCCATAGCGTTTGGCATAGGTAATGCCACTACCCATCTTCTGCGGATCGGTTGGATCTTTAGAACGGATGGGGGTTCTGGATTCACGGCTTTCGCCGGATGGTGCATGCATCAGCACAGTGCGGATGAATGTCATGCCGGTTTCGCCATGGAATTCAAAGTCAACTTCTTGCGTGAAGCACAGCCCAAACTTGGTGGCCTGTGTTGCAGCTTCTATGACAGCTTCGAGCGTGGCATAGTTGCTTTTGAAGTGTGGGTTCTTGCCATCTTTCTTGGCAACAACAGACATTTTTTGGAACTCAAGCAATGCTTCTGCTAGGTTCTTCGGCTGCTTGTCAGTCATCTGTACCTCCTGTGACTGTGATGCGGCATGCGCCGCGCTTGTCTCGCTTGATGGCAAGGATGTCGCAATAGACCTCTCGCTCATCATCAGCGATCATTGAACGTAATTCTTTCTTGATCACATCATGCTTCTTGGCTTCCGGCATGGACATGCAGTAGTCGTAGGCTAATGATGTGAACTGATTATCTTGGCTGGCATCCCTGATCTTGAGGCCATCGATCTTGATAGCAGACCAATCAACACGAACAGCGTTGTTGTTAGCTGGCTCAGTGTCATCGGTAACGTGCTGCCAGAAGGCTGCAGTTAGATCTACGATCTCGCTTAGATATGCAGAGGATCTTTCGATCTGCGCATGATCATAATCATTGCCGAATATGACAGACAGATGCGCCCTGTTCATGTTGGACAGGTGCATATATAGCTGGATCTGCGGCATGTACGACTCGATCATGTCAGCCATGCGGCGGTTGCTGCTTGTGTGTTTGCATTCAAGCAAAGACTTAACGCCCTGCTCATCAGTAACAATGGCATCAACAGTACCTTTGAATGGCACGCCGCGCAGAACTTGCGTGAACTCAGCTTGCTGTACTGTAGCATCATGCCCTGTGTCACGGCAGAACCAGTCGATGTTGAACTGTTCTGTCTGCGTGCCAAGGTTGACCTTAAAGATGTGGCTTAGATCATCTGGCTGCTTGCGACCTGTCTTGACCAGCCATAGGTCATGCCAGTCGCCGCGCATGATCGAGTACAAATCTGACCCGCCAATAAATCCCTGCCTATTCATCATAACCCCCTGCTTTCAACACAGCCCAATACTGATCCCATGTTAAAACCTCTTTGGATGTTTCCACCTCAATAGGATAGGCTCCAAACATTTCATAATGGTTGGTTACAAAATCAACGATCTCATCAAGTTGAGTCATAATACCTCCTGTATTTATACTGCATTATTGCACAACTACCTACCATTAACAATGCATTTATGCAGTTTATCGCACAATAACTTACGCGTTCTGTAGATAGGTGACATATGTTTGTAGAACTCTGCAAAGCTAGGCCAGAACGTGGCAGTCTTCGTCACTTCTTTGAAGGCATAGATAACAATGTCGGCTGGATATTCTGACAACTCAGCGGCCAATGCCTTGGTTTTTGTTGTCATCATCTTTGCCGTCAGTGTATTGGGCAGAACAATCAGCGTTGCAAGCATGGCAATCCGCTGCTCGATATTTGTGGTCGGCAGCGGAACCATGCTTGTCAACACTTGGTTGTATGCTTGCTGCAGAGAGTCTGGATCAGCGTCGGTAATCTTGAAGCCAACAACATTAAAGTCTTGGTCGTGTATTTTTTCAACCGATGGAATCAAGGTACTCACTGAATCGATCACTCTGGTCGTGACCTCGATGGGGCTGGCTGCTTGCTCTAGCCTTGCCAGTGCTTTGTCTCGCTGTGACCCCCCTAATGCGCCGACACCAACCACGGTAGGCAAGATTGAAATCTTTGAAGGTGTTGCCTTTGGATTGATGGAAGTCACGGAATTGATTTGTTTCATAGTCATGATCAATGGCCTCCTGCCCATTGCGTGAGCGTGCGTCATCGATGTCAGCAATAACCTTGGCAGATGGTTGCCAATCATTAGGTACTTGCATCTTGCTTGCCCTCTTAGGTGTTTGATAGGTTCTTGATAGGTTACTGCCCCGCTCTGGGGCAATGGATGCCCCACTCTGGGGCAGTAGTATCCTATATCTGGTTGATGTGAACGGCTGATGGATGCGCTCGATGTGGCCTAACTCGATAAGCAAAGCCAGCTTGCGTGATACTGTGCCTGTTCCCATGCCGGTTACTTTGGATAGCGTTTCGATGCTAGGCCAACAGATGTTCTCGTCATTGGCATAGTCTGCCAGCGTGACAAGCATCCACTTGGCAAGCGCATCTTTGATGTCAGCTTTCATTGCCGCAGCCATAGTCACAAACATTAGGATCTCGTTTCTTTAGTGCGGAAGAATCCGTTATGCTGCGGGTTGAGGTGCATGAAGTAGCGTGCGTAGTAAGCGCGATGATTGTTGCTTAACTTAAACTCACGCTCACATTTTGTTTCGATGTCAGTGTGCCAGCGAATACGCTCGAACACTGAGTTAATCGAATAGTTGTTGTAACCACGATTGATTACATCGAATGTGAACTGTTCAACCAAATCGTAAACATGCGGATTTTCTTTGTGAAACTCCCACCATTTATGTTTAAGGCTGTCAGACATAGATCCTCCTTGCCACTGCATAAATGCAGTAGATCATATTGTGTTTGCATGTTCAAGTGATTTAATGCATGATGATTCTGTAGCCACTCTGACGGCTACAGAACCATGACATCTCCCTTGTCAAAAAGAGATCGGCTGGCTTTTTACCTCCTAGTAAGCCAGCCGATTATCTTTGTTGCGAGGGGGTTTGTGATCTCAATACAGATAAAGTTCGGGCCACTCTTTTGCTTTAGCAAATAGATATCAGCAGGCTGCTCTTTATGTGTCTTGGTTAGAAAGCTGAATCCTCGACCGGCTGACTGGTACTTGGATTCAGCTATTAGAACTCCGGTTTTGGTTTCGATGCGGATGTCTCCAGCAAACTCGCCGCCCAATTGTCCCGAGAGAGGCTGCCTTTTCGCTTTGGCCCCGCGTTCTTCGAGCCAGTTGACCCACCACTTTTCGTGATAGTTTCCTTTATTGCGCTGAGATGTTGCCATCGTTGTTCCTCGTGACATGATAAACAGACAGTGATCTTGGTGCCGTACACCACAAACCATGGGGTGACATCACCACATGCTTTACACTCACGAGCCTGACCGATCTTGTCGTAGGTTGATTTCGATTTGCGCGCCAAGTGCATCCATCCAACAGATTAATAGGAAGTTACTTGGCACTCGCTTGTATTGCTCCCACTTGTGAACAAGCGATGAAGCACAGCCGATGCGATCAGCTAGTTCTTCTTGCGACCAGCCACGCTCATGGCGCAGAGACACTAATCCTGTGACAAGCTGTTGCCAGTTGTCGCTAATCGCTTTGGGTTTGCTGTAATGCGTGAATTCTGATCGCATCCAGTACCTTTTTTGCAGTCGACAAACGCAAATCTTTGCCAGCTATAGTTCGATAGTATGTGCTGGTTGGTACGCCAGACATTCTAAACGCTTGTAATAGCTGGATGTTTGCTGCTTTCGCTGCAGTTTCTAACTGTGTCATGTAACTCAACATGGAAACAAGATAGTGCATTAATGCAGGCTTGCGCAAGTGGCAGCTTGATGCAATACTGCATTAAGCTCTGATGACGATTGATATCTAATGCTGTATAAGTGCAGCGGGAGGTATCATAGAATGGAAGACTACGAATCAAAGGCTATTCGTGTCTGGATGAGATCTGTTATGCAAACTAGAGAATGGTCAGCTAACAAATGGGCAACGATGGCCGGAACAAGCCCGACCAACATTACCAGATTTTTGAATGGTAGTAAGTTTGTGCCATCGTCCAAGACAATAGGAAAGTTAAGTTATATCGCGGGATCAGCCCCACAATTATCACAAAACGCAACATTGGATGCGGCTTCAAGAACGATCACGCTGAAGGATCATCTTGAAAAAGATATAGGGCAGGTGACGGTGTATAATTTAACTGGCGATATAGTTGCGTATAGATTTGATAGACGATCAAGAACGCATGGCATTGACATTGGTGATATTGTTGTAGTTCGCAAGCAAAAGAAATTTGACACAGGTAATACTGTTCTGTTCATTGCTGATGAAGGCTTAGAACTAGGCAAGAAGCTTGAAGGTCAGAACTCTGTGTTTCAAATAATAAAGAACCGCACAGTCAAGCTTGCTGATGTGCGGATCATTGGTAGGGTGGTTCAGATTGTTAAGAACCTTGACGATTAACTTAAACGCCAAACACGCCAGCCTTTATTTGGAATTTTTCGCATCGTGTATTTAATATCACGATAGCGCATAGCATCGCGCATCCTTAACGCTTCGATCTCGGTTCTAAAAAACACACTATCACTAACTTCCATTTGATCAACAACATGTGATATGCGAGTTGGTATAGGAATGTGCTTTTCAATAAACATTAGACACCTCTGAGTATGGTAGCCCAAGCTTCATGTATCTTGTCGCTGTCATTATCTTTGTGACGAGCGTACTGCGATACGATTGGGCCAATGGTTGCACAAGCCTGCGCCCAAGTCATCTTGTCAGGATGGCTTGGTGCAGTGCGGCTATCGAACTCAAAGACATTCACGCCGTCACCGGCGTGAGTCTGAGTGAAGATGTCATCAAACCGCTGTGGCATATTTGATCTCCTTATCTAGCATTGCCTGCTCTTGATCGATGGCATCCTCGATGCTGTCAGCATGGACTTCTTCCCATGCTGATACAGCGCGTGCCTCGAAGCGGTCACGATTGAAGTTAGGATTGGTTGGCTCTAGCTTCTCAGCTAGATCGCATGCCTGTGTGGGATGCGTCATGAGTGGACCGAACACATCAGCAATGAACTCGAAGTGTTGCCGTGTGAAACGTGGTGCTTTGTTAGCCATATGTAACCTCCTATTACTGGCAGTGATCGCAATCCTCTGGCACGACATCGACCATGCCGAAGCCCCCAAAGGTTGCTGGTGAATCCCAACTGCGTACATATACAAAGCCTTTGTCTTTGCATTTGTTGCAGTTATATTCCTGCATTAACGCAGGTTGGATGTCGTGTTTAGCTTGGCCTTCCATTGAGTGCCGAACCTTTCATATAATTTACGAAGCGTTTCATCATCGCTGTCTTGAACAGCGTGCGATAGCAGTGTGTATATC